TGAGCTATGACACCACGCAGGACAGCGCTGTCACGCTCGACATAAACCAGGACAAGGTTTTCGCCTTCAAAATCAAGAATCTTGAAGAGCTGAGAAGCAGTATCGGGCTCCGAGACAGTCAGACGAAACGTGCATCGTACAACCTCAAAAAGGAAGTCGATACATACGTACTCGGTCTTTGGGGAGATGCGGCAAATCAGATGGATCCGGTTGACGCCACTCCGGCAAACGCGCTGTCGATCATCGCGCAGCTCAAGGAAAAGCTTGAGGAGGCGAACGTTCCCGACGGTCAAAGCTGGATCGTCATTCCGCCTTTCCTTAAGGCTCAGCTCGTTATTGCGGGAGTCAAATTTCAGATCAACAACGGCATCAACGGTACCGGCATGATCGGATACACGAACGAGCTTGGGTGTGACCTGTTTGTTTCAAATCAGCTTGCCGCAAGCGGCGGCAAGACCGTGTGCCTTGCAGGCTCTTATTCCGCTATCGCTTACGCGGAGCAGGTTCTCGAAACTCAGGTCATTGACAGACTTGAAAATTCGTTCGACACCGCCATCAGAGGCAGGATCGTATTCGGCGCAAAGGTTATCAAGCCGAACGAGCTTGTTGCCTGCCCTGTCGGCAACGGCGGTTACAGCATTTAACACGGAATCAACTTAACGGGAGGATTATATTATGGCAACAAAAATCAATGTCACAAGATGTGCAAAAAGAAACGACGGCACAGCCCTCAGCAGTGTGACCTGTAATTCGGCAACCGCAGGCGCGGCGCAGGATTACACTCTCACCTTTGACGGTGCGGATGACCACTCCGGAATTATTGTCCACAACGCAGGTACGAAGGATATCACCGTAAAGCTTTCGGATGCCGACGGTTGCGGTGCGGTCAAAAACAAGGCTCTCAACGTTTACAGCGGGTCGTATGTACTCATTCCGATCGAAAGCGGCAGATGCGCAAAAAACGGCATCGTCACGCTGACCGTAACGCCCGAATCAGGCTCGGCTCTTTCTGCCTGCCAAGTCACGGTCATGGGCTTTGTCACCGGTATCGTCACTAAGTGAGACTGCAATGACGGGACGCGAACTTTATGCAGCAGCGCTCGACATCGCGGGGATCAGGCTGAAAAGCGGCGGCATTCCCGCCACGGCAGACGACCTTTCGGCACGCTCTGTTTCACTCATCAACATTCTTATCGCCGAAAACAGCTTCCTGAACGGTTTGCTTGACCCGGGCGCTGCGGCGCCGGTGCTTATTTCGTCGCTTGACGACATTGTGTCGCTTGATGCAAAGCTACTTGGTTCCGCGCTTCCATACGGACTGTGTGCACTGCTTATGCTGCCAGACGATCCGGATGAGGCGGCATTGCTTCATAACAGATACGTTCAGGCGATCGTCAGGATCAAAAGCGAACTTCCCGCAAAGCGGCAGGATATCACGGAGGTTTACGGTCGGACATGAGAAAAAATCACACGATAATCACACGATTCGGAGGACTGAATCAAAGTGCGTATTCGGGAGATGACACGGTTTACAGCCCCGATATGCTGAATTTCCGCATTACGGACAGATATGAGCTTGAAAAGCGCGACGGTTTCGAAACCGTCGCGCAGTCCACCGCACCGGTACGCGCAATGTGGTGCGGTGAGATCGCTTCAGTCAGACAGCTTATTTACGTTTCGGCGGGACAGGTCGTGAGCTACGGACTTTCGGACGGCAGTTCGACGGTAATCGGCAGCATCGCGGACGGTGTCACGAATATTTTCGGGTTCGGCGGCTTGGTTTACATTCAAAACGGCGTTGACTATTACCGCTATGACGGCAGTACGCTTGAGTCGGTTGAAGGATATATTCCGATTGTCGCAATCTCCACTCCGCCTGCGGGCGGCGGTGTGGCGTATGAAACGGTAAACATGCTGACTGCAAAGCGGAGACAGCTTTTTTCAAGCGATTTTACCGCAAAGGTTTATGTACTTGCCGAAAAGGAGCTTGACAGCATCGTCAGCGTCAAAGTCAACGGTGCTCTCACAAATCAGTATGACGAAGACCTCGAAGCGGGAACGGTTGAGTTCTTCGCGCCGCCGGCTGCGGGTCTCAACAATGTCGAAATCACATACAGCAAAAGTCATTCACTCAGGCAGAGGATCACAGGAAGCAGTCATTCCATGCTGTTCGGCAGCAATGCGGACACGCGGATTTTTATGTGGGGGAATCCGGGATTCCGGGCGTATCGTTTTCATTCGGAGCTTGCAGACGGCGTTCCCAGCGCGGAATACTTCCCTGAGCTGAATTATACGGTCATAGGCGCGTCGGAAATCACCGACATCGTTCAGCAATATGACAGGCAACTTATTTTTACGCCAGATTCGGCGTATTACAGCTACTGCGATGTGCGTACCGACAGCGCGGGAAAGGTTTATTCATCGTTTCCCGTGTTTTCGCTGAATTCGTCAAAGGGCAACCTTGTTACGGCATCCGGTTGTGCTGTCAACGGCAAGCCCGTCACCATGTGCCGCGACGGTATCAACATATGGGAATCGACTGCGATAGAAAACGAAAAAAACTCCGTCTGCTTCTCTGCGCCGATCGCCGACGTCATACGCGGGGTGCAGGCGGCGGGAGAATGGAGCAAATGCAGGCTGTTCGATTTTCAGACGGCAAGCGAGCTTTATTTCGCTTACGGCGCGGTGATGTATATTTTTAATTACCGGCTGGGTGTGTGGTATGCATATGATGGAGTGGAGGCGCTGTTGTTTTGCGACTGCTACGGCGAGCTTTATATTGCGGGAAACGACAACAGCATTTACCGATACGGCTCCGGATCGAAAGCGCATACGGCATACTGGACTTCGGAGTGCATGACGCTTTCGCAGCCCCTTTCACGCAAGGACATCGGAAGCGTCGTGCTTACGGCAGTCGTGGGGAACGACACGGAGGTCACGCTTGAATGCCGCGACGGCGAAGAACGGTCGGGTATGGCGGTGTCGCAGACATTTTCGCCTTCATATTCCGGAGTCAGGTATGTTGCGGCGCGACAGCTGCGTATCTCCATGCGGCGTGTTCACTCACTGAAGCTCAGGGTAAGCTGCGGAAGCGGCAAGGCGCTGACGCTGAAAAGCATCGGCATCATTTCAACAAAGAAAGGAGAAGCCGAATATGGCATATGAAGAACTTATCAGGAAAGCGAAGGAGTATCTTGCGCCCGAAAGCGGCGAATTCGAAAGCTATTACAGAAAAGCGGCGGAAAATCTCAGAGCAGATTACAACAGCTCGCTCGCGGAGCTGAAAAAGCAGTACGGCAAAGACAAAAACGCCGCCGCGGCTCAGTCGATGCAGACTCTGCGAAACATGAATCAGTACCTCGCGGCGCGTGGTCTTTCAAGAAGCGGCGAAGGAGTTCAGGAGCAGCTTAACGCAAATATTTCGCTTGCGAATACACTCTCGGAGCTTGCGGACAGCAATTCAAGGCAGATGGCTGAACTTGCGAAAAGCAGAAATTCGGGTCTGCTTGCGCTTGAAGAAAAGCGCATTGACCGAAAGGACGCGAACGAAAAGTGGCTCACCGAGCGTGCGTTCGAAGTTGCCAAGGCGGAGAACGCAAAGGCGGAACGCGATGAGGACATTGCGCGGGAGGCACAGCAGATCGCGGACGAACGTGCATATCAGGATGCGGTGCGCCGTGAAAAGTACGCATACCAAACGTCAACGCGGGAGGCAGAGCAGGCTTTCAAGCAAAGAAGCACGGCAGAGGCGCGCGAATACGAGCTGATGAAGATCGCCTCGCAACGCGAATACGAGGATGCAGTGAGAAAATACGAACGTGAGCTTGAAGCGGAGATACGTGCCGAAAAAGCAAAAACAGACGCCGAAAAAGCCGCTAAAGATCAGGAATACAAGATGGAGTATTATTTGCGGCAGCAAGCGGACAAAGAGCGTCTGCTTGACGAAGAACGCGAGTACGAGGAACGTATCAAGGCAAGCGACAGAAAATACAATGAGGCTCAGAAGCAGGCAGAGCGCGAATACAGCGCCGCTCAGAAGGCGAAAGAGCAGTCAGATGAAAAGCGTCGGATCGCCGAAGAACGCGCGTACAAGGAGAAGCTTGCGGAAGCGGAAAGAGCGGAAAAGGAAAAGCAGGCAAGACAGGCGCAGCAGGATAAGCTGGAGCTTTACAGATTGCAGCAAGCCGACAAGGAACGTCTCATTGCCGAAGAACGGGCATATAATGAAAGTAAGAAAAACGGCGCAGGGACAACCGGAGACGGAAAGGCGGAAGACGACAGGCGGAAAGATGCCGCTTCCCTTTCTTCAAGCGAAAAGAGCTATGTGAACAGTACGGCGAGATCTATACTTTCGGCGGCAACGGAGGGCGGAAAGAGATTCACCACGCTGAAGGAACGCGGCGCCGCGTATGAGCTGCTTTCGGAGCTTGAAAAGCAGGAAACGGGAGCGGAATACGTTGACGCCGTGCGAAACAGCCTTATTGCGGCGGGATACAAAGAGCCTACCGCAGATGAGCGCAGAGTGCTTTCGGTTGCGGAAGGCGCTGAGGAGGCTTACAACGACGCGTACCGAAAAACAGTTGATAGGCTTGCGGAGGAAAGCATAAACAGTATTGCCGCCAAACCGCTTGCAGCCGGGAACGCCGCCGACGCTCAGCTTGAATATATCTTCACTCATACGGGAGACACACAGGCATTTTACGAAACCTGCGACATACTTTCCATAAGCCGCGACGCCGCTTTCAGATATCTGCAAAAGAAAAACGCCGCTGAAACCAGCGGCGGAAGCGGCATGAAAAAAGCATATCAGAATATACTGAAGGATTAGGAGAATTTTTATGGATCTCAACGAATATATTTCGCCGTCGCTGGCGGCACTCGTGCCCATACTCTATATATGCGGCATTGCAATCAAAAAGAGCAGTATCGCTGACTACAAGATTCCGTTCATTCTCGGAGGTATCGGTATCGTACTGGCAAACATATGGTTGTTTGCCGCAGACATTCCGTCAGGTTGGCAGGATGCGCTCACAAAATTGCTGTCCGGCACAATGCAGGGCATAATCTGCGCCGCTTGCAGTGTTTACACCAAAAACATCGTCAAGCAATACGGAAAAAGAACAGACGGCGGAAAGGACGGGAATGGCGGAGATGCTTAGACTCATACGCGGATGTATTGCGCTTGTTATAGGCTATATCTACGAAATATAGCCTATGGACTACATCATTGAAGCAATTGTTATTGCCGCATCGTCCACAGGAGTTTTCGGCGCGATAATTGCCGCGCTGCTTTCAAAGGCGTTCCGGAAAGCAAAAGAGGACGCGGACAACAGGAGAAACGAGCGTTATGAAGGAGAACTTCTGAGAAGCGAATACGAAGAGCTGTCCGCAGAGCTTCTGCTCTCGCTTGCAAGGTATCAGCACGGCTGTACCGACGAAGCCGCTTTGAGAGAAGCGGAGGAACGTTTCACAGAGCTGATGGAAAAGCGCAGGCGGCGCAACCGCGAACAGCTTTTCAGACACATTGTCGTGTAG